CAATGACTTCAAGATCCCAGCCTTTCCTTTGGAGAGCCATTGAGTTAGCATGCCGTCGGCGTCCTTTCCGCCCCAAGTCTTGAATCCCAGATCTCCGTCAGGGGCGCTCTGCACCCCGATCTGTAATGCGTTCAGAGCCGAAAGATTACCGCTGATGTGCTTTATCTGTACCGTCTGTGACATACAAATTAATCCTCCCTAACCCACGTGATAATCACGTGTGCCGGTTTTATGATTTCAAATATTTTCTTCAGGACCGAATCATCTTCAGGCCCGGACGTTATTGTCATTACCACGTTAGCTACCTGCGCCGAATCGTTGAGTCTGTCACCAACTCGGCTTCCAATGTCGTAGACATCATCTCCAGTGCACGCCACAAGAAATGGCTTGGATAGGTCTCCAGAATCATCTATCGTTATTGCAAATCCTAGCGTTTGTGCGTAGTCTATGTAAAATTGTTTTGACAATCCAAGATTGTAATCGCTGTAAAATTTAGCCTGCGCTATCTGTTGTCTCTGTTCTTCCGTAAGGCCGGCGGTCGAGATACCATATTCTGGAAGACCTAGTGTCGTTTCCCAGTCTTCGAGCATCTCGGTGGATAGTCCAGGAACGGCTTCCTTGAACAAATTAAACGCGCGTCCCTCAAGCCTAGATAGCTCAAAAGCAAGTGCGCCGAATATACAATCAAGAAAAGAAAACGCAGTACCTTCTGAAACCGACAAGGCGCTGTCAATGTATATGTCTTCGGAATCGGTCGAATCAATGAAAATATCTTCCGCGTCGGTCGTGTCCGTGACGGTCGCCACCGACTTTATCTTGTCCTGATTCTTCGGCCACAGCATTCCTTTTGGAAGCAATTTCAGGAGCGCCTTGTGATAATCGCTTTCGAAATGCTTCTGCGCCGGGATATACTGCGTCAAATCGGACATCACAAATCCTCGAACGTTATGGAACCCGAATCAGTGACATACAAATTAAGCCCAGTAGCCGTAATGTTTCCGACCGTTACGGATGCCCCGGATACCGTCATCCCGCTTATGCTGTAATCGCTTATGCCAGTAGACATTATCGCGCTCTGGATGTGAGACAAAAGAATTGTCCCGGATATTTTTGATTCATCGTTGAACAGATCCGCGAGCGCCGTCCTTATTGATGTTTTCAAATCGTCGCTAGTTCCTGAAGGTACAGCAATCGTAAAGCCGATAATAACCGGGACAACGGAATACACATAAACTAATACTCCAAGAGGACGTTTAGTTTCTATGTAATCTGCGACGGCTGTTTTTACATCATCGGAAACCGCCGTCTTATTTTCCCCGGCGATCATCACTCCCACTGTTCCAACGCCCATGTAAGCGTCGATGGTCCACGCATAGACGCATCCAGTGATTGACTCAGCCCATTGGGAGTAATCGCTTGCACGCCCGCCGCTTACTGGTGTCCGCAATTTCAGCAGCAGACGCGTCCTTAATTCCTCGATAGTCTCTTGATCGGTGGCCCCGTCTGCTCCAGTAGTAAATGCCACGGAATCAACGCCGTCAATGGCGGAAACTAAATCAATGGCGGCGGCGCCCACATTACCTGATGTTCCTGCGTCAACGGCAGTGACGGATACTGAAGCCGTAGTTTCCCCGCTAGCTATGGTCACATCCGAATCAGCGGCAAACTGCACGGAATCGTTTGTCTGCAACAACGTCCCGGAATCTACCGTGGTGCCTGCCGTCCCAGTTAATTCAACGGTTCCGGTTGCAAACGTCGCGGACTTCCTAGTCAATCCATACAAATTAGCGTGCCTTACAAGCCAGTCTTCCTCTGCCGTATCCGGTAAGATTTGTTTGGACAGATAATCAATGAAACCATACAGCAAATAGACGGCACCTGAAAAGACAACGGAAATGATACCAAGAAATGATTCCCGTAAAATCTGGACGGCCTTTATATTCTGGGCATCGGCGGACAGCTTTGAATTTATACGTGTTTCCATGTCCGCTGAAACACGGACATATATCTGTTTTAAAGTTGGTTTAGTATACGACATCCTGACCTCTGAATATTTGGCCTTGCCAGTTATAAAAATAAATAAATTTCATGAGTTTGGACTGCGGTCTCGTGATTTTAATTTGTACGCTCCACTCTGTTTTTGATTCTCTGGTGGCATCCACAGAAACGCTTTCCGCAACGTTGTCAGTAACGAGCCATTGCAGGGCTTCGGAGCTGTATTGTTCTATCAACGTGCCTAGAGTTTCAAGGCTTTTTTCACGGGCCAGAAGCCATAATTTTGATCCTATGTTCCATCCTCGCAAGACATCGCCCCACCAGCCGCGACGGTCGATGTTCCCTGGGTCTGGAAGGACATCATCGTCTGATCGTTTGTCCGTAAAAAGCGAAATGAGAATTGCGTTTTCAAGGCCCGCATCGCTGCACAAATCGAACGTTTCAGGATTTATGTCTATCGTAGCGTGATCCGTTTTTGTCGGATCGAAAAAAAGCTTGATGTCGCCGCGAAGCCGCTTTCCGTTTATGAATGTATCCGTACTATTGCTCATAAATTAACCTCATACAGGAGCGCCTGTAAATCCAATTATAGAACCTGTGGAAACATTATAGACAAGAGAAGTACCGCTATGCACGTGATTCAACAGCGAAACGGTTCCGGCCCGGCAATCAGAACCTGTGACAATGCCTGTAACATCGGCCTTCCCGGTTATTTCCACATCCGCATCTAGAATTATTTTTTTACCTGATGCCGGAGCAATGGAAATGCTTCCGTCTTTTTTAAGAGTAATCCTTTGTCCGAAATCAGACCACAGACAAACTTCTCCGGTCTCTAAATTGGTAGGCCGTGATTTTGAATATGAAGAAATCAGCGCCACCAAATCATCGGCCCGCCCGCCTATCCTTACGGCAATGGACTCCCCGCCATACGGGGCGACGCTTGACAATCCGTATTCCTGCGGGTGCTCTACTTTTTCAGTGGCGTCATCTTCGGCGCATGATATTTTCAAAAGCTGCATGGCTTTTGAATCATCAATACCGCTCACTATCGCACGCAGGACGGCATGAGATATTTTTTCTCTTATCGGATTCAATGCCCGGTTTATAAGGCTTTGAAGACTATTCAAAATTTAATCCCCGCGAAAGGATTGTTCTTTTTTTTATTTTTAGCAATCACGGCTGACGGTTCAGGCGTGAACGAATCGGCATCCTTCAAGGTCATCTCACACATAAATCCATCCTGTTCAGTTATTTTGTACGAAACAGAATTTATAAGCATAGTGCACGAGCAATTCAGCTTTTCATATTCTACGGGAACCAGCAAGTTCCTTTCCCAGAGATCGCCGGAGCTCTGGAACCAGCCCGAAACGGAAACATTTATCCCAGTTGATTTCGCGGCCCTGTTCACCGCCTCCCAAGAGGCGCGGGCCTTTAGATATGAAGAACTCGATGACGATTCCGAACTTATTCTCAATGGCCTGTAACGGCCAAGAAAAGAGCCGATGAAACTGTCAGTCGCCGTGCCATTCGATTTGACGTTTTTCCCGTTCCACGAATTTCCGCTACCCGATGATTGCGATGAAACATAATAGATTGAATAACGACCTGAATAATCTATGTCTTCGTTCCAGTCGATTATATTTTTCCCACCGACAAGCGCGTCCGTCGTGCATGACGACGATGATACCGTCAATAACAGATTACCGTTTGAATCTGAAAGCGGAATTACAGACCGCATCCGGCATAGCCTTTCAATCAAAGAAAAAGTGCTTTCGCAATCGTCAAGCTTCACGTACCCGAACTTTTCATTTACTGAACTTTTTACCATAGAATCGACGGAAACGCTTATGCCGTAAGGCTTGCAGACATCCTTACATAAAGTGAGCAGCGAGGTGTTCTTCCATCCTCCGCCCTTTTTTACGGCGGTGCAGTCAACTAGATCGCCCGTCCTATCACGCCCTGAAATGATCGTGACAACGCCTGATTCGTTAGCCTTGCGAGATCGTTTGTCTACATATCCTGTCAAAATTACTTTGTCATCAATAAAAAGCCTGCACGGTATTCCAGGGTAAATAGAGTCAAGGACAGAAGAGTCGATCACGTCAATGGAAAAAGTTGAACAGCTTTGCTCCATTGATTTTTCGATGGTCACATTGTCCCAACCCTTGTAGCGGTTACCGCCGAGTTCTAATGCAAATTCATGCTTCATTTATAAGCACCTCAAGCGGGATTCCGGCAGGGACAAAAAGCGGGTTCTCTATTTTGTTCCTGTCAATCAGATCGGTATCATTGTCAAGATCGCCATATAATTTGTAAGCAAAAGATAAATTCGGCTCAACGGAATCAATGGTGACGCTCTTTATTTTTCCTATTTCTGAAACGTTATACTGTACAACGGAATGCACATAACTGCGGAGATCTCGGATGCTCTTTATCTCATCATCAGTGGCAAGATAATTTTCGACGATTGAATCAAATATTCCATACAAACTATCTTCAGCTTCGGAAGCCGAATCTGAATCAGAAAAAGAGCAGTACATCAAAAGCGTAGCGGCGCTTCCGGCAATCAGGACTGTCGTGGCAAAAGCCAGTTGATCGGCGGCATCGTCATTGTCTGGAGTTTCCTCCATTGATTCCAGCGCTGAAAGAAGTGACTGGAATTGGCTGAATGCGTTGTCGCTCGTGGGTTCTACGTCTTTCGACGAATCTGTTCCATAATCAATTATCTCCTCAAGCGTGTGTATCAAAGATTCGGCATCTATAGAAATAGCAATCAGCTTGCCTTCCGCATTGCTAAGAATTTGTCTGTAATCAGAATATACGGACATCATAGTCTTGGCATCCTCAAGGACGCCGTCGATGCTGTCAAGAAAATCTACCAGCTTGTTCAGTTTGTTTACTGAAAGTTCCGCCGTGTCGTAAGCCGCGGTGAATGACTTATGAAGGGAATCAAAAAGAGTCGCTTTTTCCGAAATTGCCGATGTTTCGGCGCTTACCGATTCGACGATTACGCCCGCCGAACCATTGCCGGAAACCGTTATCCCGTGCGTCTTTGGGATGGATAGAAAATCAGACCTGTCGGGGATGAACTTTATAGAAAAAGATGCCTTCCGTCCTTCGCCAGTGCTTTCGGACAAAGTAAAAGAATCCACGAAGCACTTTATTTTACCGCGATACGGATGTACCAGAAGCCCGGCGCCTTCCGCGTTAAGCGCATTTTCCAGCTTATTACGTTGTGCGAAATAATCGTCCCCCACGATGTAGCATTCCATCGAAAAATCAGGATCTTTTTTTCCTACGTCCTGAACGTCGTACTCGTCTGAAAAAGGAAAGGTATGTTTCGCAAGACGGCGGCCTCCGGAAACGGAATGCGAATCAAGATAGAACTCGACGCCACGGAATGAACCCTGCAAATATCTGTCAAGCCACGCCGAAGCCATCAGACACCTCCCATTATAAGGCCTGTCTGAAGGTCTATGTCCATCTTTCCTTTATCTACAGTCATAGATGAACCGCGCGGTAGCCCTTTTATTACAAGGGTTCCCTTGAATTCATTGTTCTGGGTTCCACGTTTCGCGAAATCTGTCATCTGTTTTTGTGCGACATTCTCGTTCGCTTTAGTGACGACCTTTGTCACTAAATTTTCAGGCGTTTTCCCTTCTTCTTTTTGAGATAAATTAAATTCAGGAGATAAGCCTTTAGAATTTTCCTTGTAGTCCTCTTCTTTTTTCTTTTCTGCCGTACCGTTATAAAGCCCTTTCGTAACCTCGTCAAATCCGATTTCTTTTTTTACGCTGTCAGGTAAAAAATTCGCGAGTTTGAGAAGCTTGTCGAAAAGCCCATTGACAAAATCGAACACGGGTTGAAGCCATCTTTTTGCGACTCCGAAAATTTTTGAGAATACCATGCTGATGAAATTGAAAATCCCGCCGAACACAAACTTAACGGCGTTGAAAAGCAACTTGAAGACCATCCGCATTTTATCGCATTTATTCCAGAGCACTACAAAAACAGCTATCACCGCTCCAATCGCCGCAACGACCCAGGTAATTGGATTTATGATTACTGCAAAAGCGCCCCCTAAAGCTCCCAAAATTCCGGCACCTGCGGAAATGGTGCCCCATAGGCTGGAAACGATAGGGGCGATAGTCGTAAATGCTGAAATAAGCTGTCCTGCAAACAAAACGACGGGTCCGATTGCGGCCGCAAGGCCAGCAAACACGGAGATTGCAGCCAACACGGAAGGATCAAGTCGTGAAAAGGAATCGACGATGGGTGTAACCGCGTCAATTAATTTGTCCATAACTGGTGCTAACACGTCGCCCAGTTTTATGAACATTCTTTCCAGCCGGGCCTTCATCTGTGCGAAAGCAAAACCACTTTTATTGATGCCTTTAGTTTGTGCGTCAAAAGCCTTTTGAGTCGCGCCCGCTGTGTCATTGAATTCCTTTTGCTTGTCCATAAAAGTTTTCCATTGTGCGCCCGCGAGCGACATGATTAGCGTCTGTCCTTCGATTGAACTGGACAAATCAGCTAAAGGAATTCCTGCTGCTGTAGCTGCCGAATTAACAAATTTCAGCGCTCCTCCCAGCCCCTTTGCTTTTATGAGCGCTTTACCGTTTGCATAGCCGGAAGCCGCATAAAGTTTCGTCATCTTCTCGGTAGGAGAAAGAAGCCCATTTAATGCCGCTTTAAGTTGTGTGGAAACTTCTGCCGCATTCCCGGTCACGCCCGTGAACGTGCCGAAAATATTGAAGAGTTCTTCCTGCGAAACGCCTAACTGCGTGACAAAAGGCGTTACCTTTCCGATGCTCGCAGCAAGTTCAGGGAAAGTCGTCTGTCCAAGTTTTACGGCGGTGAATGCTAGATCAGAGGCGTGCTGCTGCGCAATCGCGCTAGTGTCTCCATAGCCTTTCGTAACTGCGGAAATAAGGGCAACCGCGTCAGTCGTAGATGCTAGACCGGCTTTCGCCGCCAGTGCGCTTACCCGCAACTGTCCTGCGGCATCTGCGGAATCGCCATAAGCGGAAATGACCTGATACAAACCATTGGCTGTTTCCGTCGCGCTTTCTGCCGTCGTATCGGAAACGTCGAGAACGCTTTTTTTCAGTTCATTTATACGCTTTCCGGAAAGGCCCAACGACTGTACGTTTCCCATAGCCTCGTTGAAGTTCATCGACGCTTTCATTGCGGCGACACCTGCGCCGACCATCGGTAGCGTAAGGCCTACCGACATTTTCTTTCCGATCGACGTCATCCCGCTACTGAGTTTTTTTAACTTTTTCTGCGAATCAGAAAACGTCTTTGAAAATTTATCTACGCCAGCGATTATAATTTTTACTGGTCTCAATGCCATATAAATTAACCTCCGGGTAAATTATCGACAAGCCACGAAGTTTCTCTAGCCCAAGAGGAGACTTCCGAACAACTTAATTTTTTAAGTTGTCCGGGAGACCACTTGTAAAAATAGGCAAAGACGGTCAGTTCTCTTCGCCAGTCTCCGGGGCATCGGCTAAAAAATGATTGATGATCTCCATGGCTTTAATTCCATCGCGGAACG